CAAACGGGGTCGATGTCTCGGAGCCGTTGAAGGCCATCACGCCTTCAACGCCAGCAGAGGTGATGCGGAACCATGCGCCATCGGTCGGCCTGGTAACGGCGGCAGACGGCAGGCCAAGGCCCATCAGGAAGATTTCACCAGATGTCAGTGCGGCGGTGAACTGGCCCGCAAAGAACTCAACAGCAAGAGGCGCGGTGTTGGCAAGCGAGAAGTATTGATGCGAGCGCATGAACGCGCCGTGGGCCGAGGTCGTGCCCTGCACAGTGCCGAAGTTCACCGTTCCCGCGCCAGGCTGCGATGCCGTCATCGTGGCAAACGTGTAGCTCCACTGCGCGGTGTTCTGGGTCGTCGCGTTGAAGTTGTCGCAGAACAACTCCGAGTCAATGCCGCTGCGCTGCCGATAGTCGGGCGACACCTCGGAACTCTTGCGGTACGGCACGCCGGTATGGGTGCCGTCGTCGTTCTCGTTATAGACGACAACAACGCCAGCCTTGGCCGGGTCGTCGTTTGTGCGGACCAGCAATTGCCGGTCTGCATCGACGTTTGCGCCAGTCCCGGAGACTGCGCCGACGATGTTGCTATCGAGTGCCATTAGCTATTCGCCCATACGTAGTGAAATGCCCACGCGCCTTGCATCTTCTGCGTGCTGCGCCCGTGGACAGTGAATTGATCGGTTCCAGCCTCGGTGGTCAAGGCGGCAAACACCGGGAAATACTTGTGATCCGCCGCCGTGTGGTCGGTCGTGGTGCTGTCGCCCATCACCCAAGCCTCAACATGGGTTGCAGGGGTTACTCCAACTGCCGCAACCGTCACGCTTGCCTCGTTGCTGCCGGGGTGCGCGCCAAAGTCAATCTCAGCGGTGCCGGTGCCGGTCATGCGCCGTCCTCGTCCTGAATCACGCCCTCATATACCTGCCCGCTCGGGGCTTGAATCGCCATGCGCTTACGCTTGGGGGCGCCCTGCGCGGCAATGGCCTCTGCCAGCATCTGCATGGTCTGTTGCATCGGGTCCGGCTTGACCTCTTCTTCGGCCAAGTCGCCCTCTACTTCGGTGCTCAGGGACAACGGAACTTCCATCTTCTTAGCCATCAACTGAATGGCCCCCGCAAGCTCGCTCATGTCGCGCTTTACATCGGCATTGATGGCCGCGATGCGCTCGGCAGACTCAATCTGAGCCTGTGCCAGTTGCTGCTTGGACTGCTCAACCATCGCGGTCTGTTGCAGCTTGGCCTGCACTTCCAACTGCTTGGCCGCCATGCCGCTTTGGGCTTCTTGCAATTGCTGTTGCAGGGCTTGAATCTCCTGCTGCGCCTGTTGCATGATCGCCATAACCTGCGGCGGCACTGCGGGCTGTTCTTCCTCTTCGGCCGCTTGAACCTGCGGGGGAAGCATGGCCTTCAGGCGCCGGGCGATCTTCTCAGCCTCGGGGAAGTTGCGCATCTTCACCCACACGTCACCAAGAATCGCCATCAACTGCGGGTTGCCGTTGACCATCTCGCCCAGTTCAGCAGCGGCCTCAACCTGGCGCGTTTGGAATGCCGGACCCACGGTGGTGCGAACGTCATACCGGCCAACGCTCGGATTGATCGTGACGGTCTTTTTGCCGTTCACATCGCTCTGCTCCATGTAAGCGGCGGGCGCTTCCGGGTCCACGGTCACAAACTGCGGGTCATCGTCCTCGCCGATGATGCGCAACACCTGTTGCTGGTCATAGATGACGGGCCAAACCTGAGTAAGCACGCGCCCGCAATGGCTGATCGACAGGGCCAGGTTGTCTACGTAGTGGAATGAGCCAACGTCCGCCTTGTCCTGCAAAGCCATGACAGCCCGGCCGCTCTGGCTGTTCGGGTTGTTGCCGACCGTGGCCTGATACATGCCCAGCGCGGCCTGAATGTCGTTCTTGCTGCGCTCGCTGAGTTGCGTCCAGCCGGTTGCAATGCCAGCGGGCTGGATGCGCTCAGGGCGGAACGGGATCGGGTTGCCGTTCTCGTCCAGCGTGTTGAACGGCAGGAAGGCGATGTTGCCCTTGTTGGACTGCCGCCACTGATCCTCATAGCCTGCAAAGGCTTCAGCGGGGCCAGTCCACGGGGCCTTCGGGCCGACAGCCACCGCCTCAAACTCGCTGTTGCGCTCGAAGTTGTACGTGATCTGCGCATCACGGGCCAAGCGGATGCAACCAGACAAGCGGCGCTTGCCTTCGTCCCACTCTTCATTACCCAGCACAGGGAAGATGGGCACGAACTCAGCGGGGAACTCTGTCCGCTCTTCGTTGCCGTCCTTGTCAACGAGGATTTCTTCCCCGGACATCTTGAAGTGCTCGCACACCGTCTCGCCATCGCGCTCTATCAGGCGGTAATACTCAACGATGCGAACGTGATCCTTCGTGAACCAGCCTTTGGTGTCGGTTTCGTCGGCCTTGGCTTTCGGGTACAGCTTCTCAAACCGGCTGCGGTGCATCGTCTCTTCGACGAAGCCCCATCCCATGTCAGAGCCGTCCGGCTCCGTGAAGTCGGGATCAGGCCACACGCTGCTGAAGTCCACCACGCGCTTGATCTTGGCGCACTGCTGGCCCTGCACCTTGGCGCCCTTTACAGGCTCAAGCACCAACCTAAAATAGCCTATGCCGCCTCGTGTAGCTTGGTCTAGGCCGGTGATGTAAGCCACTTCTGCGCGGCTGTCATACTCAGTCTGCCGAGCCAAACCCTTGAGCACTTCGGCCATCTTCGGGTCGCTGTCGTCATCGACGGGCAGGAAGTTCATCGCCGGTTTGTTGCGGCGGGCCGTGTTGATGACTTGCCGCACGAACTGCTGGGTCTGGTCGAACACCAAGCAGGGACGGGCGCCACCTGTTGCATGCTTGCGCTCGCGCTTCACATCCTCGGGCCACTGCTGCGGGCCCGTGGGGTCGCTGAAGCGCATGTCCTCGCGGGCAGCGTCATAGATAGGCGTCCACATCTCGACTGCGTAGTCGAAGCGCTTCCGCGCTTCCTCGACTAGCGCGTCTCGTTGGAATGCCTTTTTTCGTGCCATTACATGCTCAAGTAGGACTCGCTCGACGCCTTGGGCATCGACAGTGCGGGCCTTTTCACAGATCGCCGGGCGCCTTCGCAGGCATACCGCAGCGCGTCTATAACGTGGTTGTCCTTGTCCGCCAGCTTGGGCAACACTTGCCCGGTTAGCGGATCAGTCTCGTAGCTGTAGAGCGTCAATTCGTCTATCAGGTGCTTGCATCGCGGGTGAACCACAATGTCAAAACTCTTCAGGAACTCGACGCCCTCTTCCAGGCTCTTGGCGCCCTTCAGCGCGGCCAGCATCTTCGGGAACCCGTGGCGCTGCATATAGCTGATCGTCTCGGGCCTGGCGCTGTCTGCAGTTGTCGGCCACCGCTCGGCATCTGGCACCGTGCGGAACAGGTCGGGCAGAAAGTCGATGTCGCAGCCAATGCGATACGCCTCGTGCGGGACATACAGCGTCCGGCCCACAATGGCGCACTGCACCAAAACTGACGGGTCTACGCTGAAGCCCCAGTCGGCGCCCTGCCTCAGAACCCACTCAGGCAGCACGCTGAATTCTTCGATGCGCCAGTTCTTGAAGACCCGCGCTTCGCTGTTCCTGCGGTACTCGCCCAGCCAAACGTGGGCGAACTTGTCCGGGTCGCGGCGCTGGTCATACTCAAGCTCGGCCCGCAGGACTTCAGGCAACCATGGGTTGTCCCGATAGTTGGCCTTCACCACTACAGCACCAGGCGGGGGCTTCTCGCCCCTAAGTAGCTGGTCTACAGGGTCTGTCTCAAGGTTCGGGTTCCAGCTAAACCAAAGCTCAGAACCAGGTTTGCGGATCGTCGGGCGCAACAGGTCTAGGCTGCGCTGGCTCAGTGACTGGGCCTCTTCCACCCAAGCAACGTCATAGCCTTCAAGTGACTTGATCGTGTCGGCCGTGTGGTTCTGCATCCCCTGAAAGATGATGCGGCCACCGTAGGGCGTCCCGATGTAGTCCTGCTTGATGTCGAAGTGTCGGCCTACGCCTAACCCTTCAATCTTGCTCTCAAGCAGCTTCTTGACCGATTGCTGAAGCGACTTCTGGACTTCCCGCACGCACACTGCGTCGGTCTTGCCCATGATGCAGCGTTCGATCAGCAGTTCCGCGAAGAAGTGCGACTTGCCGGAGCCCCGCCCACCCCATGCGCCTTTATATCGGCTGTCAACCAGCAACGGCTCGAATACTTCGGGCGTTGCGATCCGCAGTTCAGGCACGCACTATCTCGCGCACCACTTTGTGAACAATGGGCTCGTCCTCGTCGCCAACGTGTTGAATTTGCGACAGTTTCGGAACTGACCTGTCCAAAAGCGAGTTGATCGCGTTCACCTGCGTGGGGGTTAGCTCAACCTCTCCCATTGCGCAGTCGTGAAGCCTGTTCACCAACAGTGCGGCCTGGATTCGCGCCCGGACTTCCTCTGTGTGGCGCTTGTTGATTCGTGCGGCCATAGTCGCCTCTCGGCTTACATGGGGAAGCGCCCCAAGTCGCAGCGCGCAATGCAAAAAGCCACCTCATCGGGTGGCTTCGCTTGCGCTCGGGGTCGGCCCGGCCTC